GGTGGACTGCTGGTTCACAGCATCCACTTGTGCCTGACCTTCTGCGATGGCTGGAGCCTTCGGGTTCTCTGGCGCTTCTGGCGCTTCGTACCCGTACTCGTCCTTCGCGAACTTCGCAATCGACTCGGCATCCGGTTCCCCGGTGTACTCCTTGGCGATTGCCTTACCGAGCCCTGCCTCTGGAGACAGTCCGAGATCTTCGTAAGCGGAAGCCATCAGTTTGACTCGATAACCGTGGGAGGTGTCTTTCTCCCTTGCGAGCGCATCTCTGAGCTCTTTCGGTGCTTCGGGTACCACTGGTGTCTCGTCTACTACTTCCTCGGTTGGTGTTGCTTCGATGGTCATGTCACTCTCCTACTCGGCTGTTTCCCGAACAAGGCAATCAAGGCCGGACTTGTGCCTGGGGTGCCAGAGGAGGGTACACAAATAGCGGGGATGCCTCTGGCATCAACCACTCGCTACCTGCCCTACGAAATCCTGACAAGACGGACGGGACTTGTTCAGTACGCAGACTGTAGCACAAGGATCTACTCTTGTGTCAAGCCTGTCAGTCCTCCGCGCGTTGAGCGGGCAGATGGGCCGGCTCCGAACGATGAGCGTTCCTGTCCGATGAGGCGACGGATGCGCCTGTTCTGGAACGGGTCGTTGAAGATCTCGGACTGTTCGAACTCGAACAGGTCAAAGTCGTCGTCGGGGTCGTCGTGTCTAGCGGCCAAGATGTCGAGTATCGGCACCGACGATTGTGCCTGTGAGTAGATGTCGCGGGCCTGATCGAGTGTGATGCCGCGCTCTGCGATCTCCTCTTGCCTCTGCTGTGTGAGGGAGAAGCCTGATTCGACGGCTGCGCCACCGATCTCTGCCATGGATATCTCCGTGGAGATGATCTTGTCGCCGAGGGCGGGGCTGAGTACAGACGCGATGATTGCCTCTGTTGTCATGTCGATCCCGAAGTTGTCGGAGTAGACCTGTTTGATAGCGTCCGATGCCGATATCACACGGTCGTACACCTCTGACGCTGCCGCCTCGAACTCGGCCGGTGACCGTCCACCGATCATCGCAGCCGTGATCTGGTCGTCCCACAGGCCTGTCGAAGTGTTGAGCCCCATCGAGCCGAGCACATCGTTGTATGAGGCACGGACACGCGAGTATTCGCCTTCGCCGTACAGCACCTCACCGGTTTCGGGGATGGTGTTACCGGGGAACCAAGTCTCGTAGTTGGGGTCGGTTCGGACAACGAGCCACGGTTTCAAGGCACCTTCCCTGTATGCGGCGTCGTATGCGAGGATCGCTCCTTCGGGGAGCCACGGGTAGAGGAGCCTGAGTTGATCCGGCGCTGTCACTCCGGCTGCGGGTGTGACGGTGGGTTCCGGTCCTGGGGCTGTCATACAGCACCTCTCACACCGGAACGCATCGTGCGCTCAATGTCGTTGAACATGTCTGATACCACTTTCGAGTAGCCACGGTCAGACCCTACCTCGCGTGCCAACTTCTGTGCCTCGAGTGGGTCGTTGAGTTGCAGGATAGATTGGAAAGCGGGGTCGAGCTCGTCGATAGGCGTACCCCAAATGTTCTGTGTGTACGAGCGCCACGGTGCCGCTATCTGCGCATACGTCGCGTTCTCGTCCTCATAGTTGGGGAACAGGACAAGGCGTTGCCCTCTAAGGTGCTCCACGAGGGCGTCACGGCCTCCCTCGGCGTCGTTAGCCATCGCTGTAGCCCACTTGCGTATGACGCCCTCATCGGGCGGATACGACGGTCCTAGCCATTCACGGAACAGATCCTTCACCGCGTCGATGCCTGACGTAGCGGTTCCTGTCTCGAACCCTTGCTCTGCGAGGAAGTCGGCGAACCCTGAGTCGAGTTCGTATGACCCGCCACGGCCTGCGTATTGCTGTATCTGACCGAGAGCCTGATCCAGTGTCCAATTCCCGCTGTTGTACTGCTCGGCCACATACGTCACGATGGCGTCGGAAGGGTCGATCCCGTACGAGGCCACCTCGTCGTAGATCCTCGAGGCGTATGCGTCGTGTCTGTTCTGGTAGCCAGTCGGGTCGCCAATCTGCAAGCGCATGGCGTCGCGCTGCTCTTTCGAGTGAGACTGGAAGTATTCGGTGCCGTCGAGCTCCCACGATTCGAGTTCGCGTCCCTCGAGGTATGCACCCGCAACGATCGCGAACACTTCGGGATCCTCTGCGAGCCACGGCATTGACTCCATGGCGCGTTCCATGCGTGATGTGAACCCTGCCCACGGATCTTCGATGAGTTCGTTGTTGGCGTTGTACCGGTCGATGGAAGCCATCTCGCCGAACATGACAGCGCCGGCCTCCATCATGTCCGCTTCGGAAAGGATCTTGTCCGCCTTCGGAGGCTTGTCACCGAACAGGGAGTTCAGTTCCTCCTCTGTCGAGATCGTGAACAGCAGAGGGACGGGAGGCTGGGGGCCCGACTCGGGGTAGTACACGAGGTAGTACTCCTTCGTTTCCTCGTTCTGCCATACCTCGGGCTGTCCCGGTATCCCGTTGAACCGTGTCGCTTCTGAGTCGGTGTAGTCGGTGAGGCCGTCGTCTGTCGTTTCGGCATCGGCGTCGTCCTTGGGTGCCGTGGTGGTGGTGGTGGTGGTGGTGCGCCTGCGTACAGGCGGTATACCGGCTCCAGGGGCTTCGTCGCCGACGTTGCCGGGGGGTACTTGGTTCGCATCTCCGGGTGGAAGGTAGGAAGTCACGATGTCACCTCAGTCGTGGTCTTGGGGCCACCGGTTGACGGTGTTTCGTTTTCGCCTTCGTCGTCTATCAGGATCGACGGGTTCCGTTGCCCGCCTGCGATCTTGTTCGAGAGTTGGTCGAGCATCCCGTTCATCTGTGACGTACCACTCATCTCGCCCTGTACGTCGTTGAAGGCTTGCGCTGTCGGGTAGATCCCCTGCGGGTTCCCTGCGCCCTCCATGTAACCGTACGGGTTGATCACTTCCCCATTCGCCTTTTTCATCGAGAAGTGCAAATGGGTAGAAGTCGATGAGGCAGATCCACTATTCCCCACAAACCCTATGTGGGCACCGGCACGGACTTGCTGTCCTGCGCCGACTACCGATGCCTGATCCATGTGAGCGAAGTAGTAGATGATGCCGTCGTCGCCCTGTATCCGTGCCGTGAACCCACCGATCTTGCCTTGCTTGGTGGAGATCACTTTGCCTGACACTGGGGCAACGATAGGTGTCCCGCGTGCTGCGTAAACGTCGAGGGCTGCATGGTTGCGGCCACGGTGGGTGAGGGTGTTCGGCATCCACGACCCACGCGAATACTCTGTCTCGCCTGCGACGGGCATGACCCAACCGCCCTGCGCCTGCCTCTCTTGCGGCAGGCGTGCCGGTACGCGTTCAGCGATACCGAAGTTGGGGGAATCCTGGGAAAACTTCTGGAAGTTCTCTACGTACCTGCGGATCTCCTCGCTCTGGATGTCGGTTGTTCCCGTGTATCCACGCTGGATCACCTTGCGTGCGGACTCGGTGCCACCGATCCATGCCAACGCTGCCAAGTCCCACGACCCGTATGCGTCGAGGTACTCGCCTGCCCTGTGTGCTGCAACCCTGTCCTGTGCGCGGGGGTCGCGATGGTTGGCACCGGCAACGCCGGCCCTTGTAGCCCAACCGTCCCAGTTGCGGTCGAGGATCCCGTATGCGCCACGAGGCTGACTGCCACCGACCCTGTTCCCGACATAGTTGTAGTCGCCCTCGTATGAGCCCGACTCGAGGAGCCGGATCGTTGCAAGGAAAGACTCGAGTGCCCTCGTGGGCTCTGGTGCCTCTACGAGTGGCGGCGCTGTCCTGCGTGCGCCCCGACTGCGTGGGGTTCTGGCTGATGTGCGGCTGGTCATGCTTTGCTCAGTGTATCGAAGGAGCCAAACAGGTTCCGGCTCTTGGACTGGACATCACTCCAGCGTGTCTTGGCGTCGATCTCGTCGCCGAACTGCTCATCGAACGTGTCCGACATGCGTGTGGCGGGGTTGATATCGGAGAAGGTACCGGGGGCGCTCGTTTCGCCTGTCTCTGCCGCGCGGCCTTTCGCGTCGAACACGGCCTTTTCGCCGGCTATGTCTGCGTTGTAGGCGGCACGGTGGTCGGACTTGAACTCGTCGGCGAGTAGATCCATCTCCCAACCGTTCGGTGTGCGGCCAAGTTTCTGTGCGAACTGGGCTTTCACACGTTCGCTGATCTCGGTGTAGTCCGGGGCGAAGTAGGCCCGTGACGGTGTGAATGTCGGTGGGGCGTTCGGGTCGCCGTACTTGTCGAAGTACGCTTGACGGCCGACGATCATCACATCCAACGCCTCGTCGTATGTCTGCTTGTCGCCGTGGAGGTTGGCGGTCAGCATCGCTGATGTGAGGGCGCGGAGGGTGTGCTGGTCGAGGATTCCCGGTGTGTAGAACACACCGTCGATACGTGTACTGGAGTCGATGAGCCCTGCCTCGATCGCTTTGTCTTGGAACTCGATGATCTGAGTAGCGGACCAATTCGCGATGGTGTCCTGAATGTCGTCGGCACGGTAGACGGGGCCACCACGCTCCCTGCCGACGCGCTGTATCTCCTCGCGGGAGGTGCCGCCGTACACATCGGGCCCGTCACGTCCGATGCCGCGACCGTACGCGTTGATGTCGTTCTCGTCGGTGACCCTGTAGTACGACTCGCCGTCGTCGATGTCGGGGAACCCGATAAACGGATTCTTGTTGTAGTCGTCGATCCGTTTACTTTCCCTAGCATCGGCCTGTTCTTGTGCGAGGGCTTCGTCTGCTCGTGCGAGATCGTTCGGGTCGAAGAAGCCACCGGTACCCCCCGTGTTTGCGCTGCGGTACTGGTCTGCTGCCCCGAAAACCTCTCCCGTCGGGTTGCCGACGAACTGATCGTCTGGAGGGTTCTCTGCGTCGATGAGCGCGGGTGTGGTTGCTTCGTCCACGAACGGTGGCGGTAGCGCACCGTCGGCTTCGAGGAGCGCGGCTGCCTCCTCGGGGGAAACGACTACCCCATCCGGGCCTTTGATCACTACGTCGTCTGCGTTCGGGTCTACAGCGAATTGGAGGTTCTCGTCGGCGGCCTGGACTTGTCCACCTATCTCGACTGTGTAGCCGGCTTTCTCGAGGTCCGCTATCTTCACCTGTCGGTTTTTGACCCTGTTCCATTCCTCGATCGCTGCTGCGTCTGACGAACCGACGATGATCGCGTCGGCCATCCATGACGCTTCCGCACCGAAGATGGAGAGCCCTGCCAGCCAACGGGCGAGCGTCACTCCGCCCTTCTGGAACTTGCTGAGTACGTTCGAGATGCCTTGGTTGTGGACGAGGTAGTTGAACGCCTGCCCTGCCCGTGTCGTCGCCATCGCACCGGTCGCACCCGATACGGCGAGCCCGACGGCGGAGGTGGACACACCCGAGGCTGCCCACCCTGCTGCTGCGGCTACGGGCCCTGCGGACGCTACCGCGGCTGCGCCTGCGAACACAAGGAACGGGACAGCAAGGATCGCGTCGGCCCATGTCGCGGTGTTGTTGTGGACAGACCACGCCGTTGTCAGCGTCTTGCCCACCTCACCGTTGTACCGGCCACCTTCGGACCAACGCATCAGGGCGTTCATGGCTGCGTCTGGTGTCGATGCGTCAGAGAAATCGAAGTCGAGGTTGCGGTTGATCGCGTCTTGGTCGAGGAACGCGAGGGCTTCCTTGTCATTCCATGCGAGGCCGAGGATGAAGAAGTCATCCTTCGTCAACTCTTTCGGCATGAGTTGGGCGCGGATAATGACAGCACCCATGGTGAGGGCACGATCCTCTACCCGTAGCGATGCCCAATCATTGAAACTGTGGACTGTCCCGAGTTCTGTTTCGGCCATGGTTATCTCCCGTTCACGGTGTCAGCGTAGCCCAACAAATCTTCACTCGGGGTTGTTGGTGCGATGATCACTGGGTTTTCCCAGTCGAATCCCTCGAGTAGCGGGGAGAGTATGAACTGCCCCACATAGTGTGCCTTGTTCTGCCCTGAGTCCGACATGCCCGAAACGTACTGGTTCAGGGCGTTCACGAACCCTTCCCTCAACTGGGGTGCCCTGTTCTCGACAGAGGTGGATGTCTGCCACCACTCGTGACCGAACCCTTGTGCGAGAGCGTAGTTCTCCATGATCTGCCACTGTGCCGTGGCGAACTCCACGAACCCGACAAGTTCAGGGTTCGACTTGCGTGCGACCCTGTTCGCCCGTGACCCCGGCGTACCGATGTCTGCGAGCTCGTTCCATACGAGGCGGTACGACGGACGGTTCGTGACTCCAGGGAGCCCCTCGCCGGGATCGTATGCGAAATACTGTGTGGCGATGTTGGCCTTCTCACGGTTGTACCACGGCTTCACTACGTCGTCGCGCATGATGCGGAACCCTGCCGTGTCTCGGCCGCCGTACCGTTCCTCGAGATCCTCGTAGATGGAGTCGCGTTGCTCGACGAGGGAACCCAACCGGTGTGCGCCTGCTGCGTACGAGTAGTAGTTGATCACGTTCTCGGTGGTCATCTGTTCACGGCCAGAGGCACGCCAAGCGTCGATGTCGAACTCGCCGTCGTCGTCGGACAGCCACGCCATCATCGTGAACGACGCCACCTCCTCGAGTTCAGGGTTCGCTTGGAGATCTTCCCACGCTGGGCCCGTGACCGGCCTTGCTGCGCCTGACCATGTGGCGGGTGCGAGGCGGAGCGGGGAGAAGCCGTACATCTTGCGGAATATGTCGATGGCTGCGTCGGCACCGTACGTGTCGCGAAGCACCCGATAGTCGGCAGATAGGGCGACAACCGACTTCAAGTGTGGGTCACCGAACTCGTCGTAGAGCACCATCTGTTCGACGTTGCGGGGCTGCGCGGGGGTGATGAACGACGCGAAGATATCGACGGTCGCCATCCATGACGCCTGATCCTGTGCAAGTTTCGCGATCTCCTGACCGAGCTCCTTGTCTGTGGCAGGGTCGCCTTCTGCGACGGCTGCGTAGCCGTTCATAAGCCTCACGTTCATCGACCCGTACCGGTCGTCGAACTCGCCGTTGTAGATCTTCGAGATGGTGCGCCTGATCCATGTCGGCATGAACACCGATGCCGTCGAGTACGGGTCTGAGGTGTCGGGGGCACCGAAGTCACCGAAGAAGAACGTATCGTATGCGGCCTTCCCCTCTTGTGGGAGCCACCCGTTGTCGAACATGGTGTTGCGTACCTGACCCGCTATCAACTGCAACTGGGGTGAGAACCCCGGCTTGAACGCCTGCTCTGGTGAACCGAAGTCCACGAACGTCAGTTGGTCGATACTGATCTGTGGCGAGAACTTGACGGGGCTCTCGTTGTTCAGCCAGTTGTATAGCCCACCGGCTCCAGGGATCTCGAACACCCTGTCGCCTTGCTGGTTGGTGGTGAAGTACCCCGATGATTCCCCGGACTGGGCGAGTTGCCCGACCCTGCGTGCAGCCTTGAACGGTGCGGCACCTGACGCTTTGGGGTTCATCAGTCTCGTCCACCGTGACAGAACTTCCCACCATGCGTCCGCGAAGGGAAACACGAGGCGTGTCCCGTCCTGCCATGCGCCACCTTTGGTGAGGTCGTAGAACAGATGCTTCGTGTCGTCCACGGCTTCCATCCATGACAGTTTCACGATCTCGTCGATGGTGAGGTCTGCGGCTGCACCGACCTTGGGTGCCTTCATGCCACGGATCTCGAGGGCGTCCTCGACGAACCCTACGAACCGGTCGCCGATCCCTGCCTCGTGTGCTGCGTCCATGAGTTTCGCACGCATCGCTGGCTTCGCTGTGACGTAGTGGCCGGCTGTGAGCTCCCAGTTGCGGAGTGTCACGAACGGGCGTCGTGTCACGTTGAGTGAAGGGTTGCGACCCAATACACGGAATATGGCGTCGATGATGGACTTCTCGTCGTTGGCGTTGAGGTAGGGCTTGTCTGGTACCGACACGCGTGACACGGCCGGGTACTCGGGTGAGAACGAATCGGTGAGGTGCGCCTCGAGGTCGTCGAAGTCGGTCTTGATCATGTCGTCTTTGATGAGGTCTGTCTCACCCTGTCGCACGATCCTGTTCGCGTCGCCGTCGAGTTCGGTCTTGGACAGCCTCCCATCGACACGACGCTTCGCCATCGGCTTGCGGCCGGGGAGCCTGATCTTGCGACCTGAGCCGTTGCCGTCCACGAACACTGATGGTGGGATGGATTCCTTCTCGATGACGTACACGGCTTCGCCCTGTTTGAGTTTGCTCGAGGCTGTGTCGAGGTCGCGGTATGCGAACTTGGCTGACCCCGGATCGAACTTCTTGGCGGGGCCGACCACAAAGATGTAGTCCGAGCGGGTGGCGGAAGTGCCGTCCTGAGCGTGGAACCAGTTGCGTGCGGCTGTCACACGGGCACGGTTGATGTTCGGTGCCTGCTGTGTCCTGCCGTGACGGATCAAGTCGAGGGCGTCGGGGTTGCCCTGCTTCGTGACGATGTACGCCTCTGACCGTGAGAGGAGGTCCGGGGGGTTCCCGTCGCGTTGTAGCAGTTGGGAGCGGAGCTCGTCGAGTGAACCTTTGGGGCGTGCCCCGATCGCTTCGGGTGAGAGGAGGTCGTGGAGTTCCTGCCTTGTGAACTGTGTACCGTCCGCTTTCGTGTGATACGTTTCGACAAGGGCACCGTTCATGTCTACCCACTGGCCGTTGGAGTCGCGTCCAACCCATCGGCCTCCGGTGTACTGATGCCTCTGCGCGTCGAGCGTTTCGAGTACACGCCTCAACTGGGCGTCGTCGGCGTCGATGCCGCCAAGGTTCGGGGCGTCAGCGTCGGTGCGGGCTTTGAGTCGGGCGAGGATCCCGTTGTCGTCCACGTTGTCTGCGAGGTACCGCAAGGCGTCCTCGATGGTGTTGTGGTCGTAGAGGACGTTCGCCATCTCTGATTGGTACAACTGCAAGTACCGGCGTCCGACACCACGGGCACCCTTACGCGTAAGTGTCTGTGTCCTTCCGACGGTCGCGTTCTGCTGCGTCCACGATGCTGCCCGTTCCGATGTCTCGAGGTACGGGAGGTCGTCTGCGCCACGCAACAGTCCGTTGTCGGCACCGAGGCCTGAAAGGTCTGTGATGGCACGGAGCCCGTCGCCGTTCGCGAGTTTGTTGCCCTTGTGTCCTATCGCGTACCCGATCGCTGCAACAGGGTTCGTTGCAAGGTCGGAGTACCCGTATGCCCACATGCGGGCTATCTCGTCGGGGAGGACACGGAGGATCCATCCGATGCGTGCCAGGGCGAGGTTACGCCAGATGGACAGAGCCCTATCGACTCCGGCTTGTGGGGCTGATGTCCCGATGCCTGTCCATGAGCGGCCACGCGCTGAACGTGACGCTTCGGTGAACTTGCGGACTCCTGCCGATACACGCCTAGCGTCACGGGTGGAGGGCATGAACAGTGAACGGTGGCCCATCTGTGAATCCATGATCGGTGACGACCCGATGATGTCGAGATCCTCATCGAACCGTTCCGACTTGATACGGCGTCCCGGTGTGGAGCGCAACGCGAGAGGCTGCGCCATCGCGTTCTCTGCGTACTGCTGGTTCTTGAGGGTGGCCTCTTTCCACTCACGGATGACAGTATCGACGTATTCCTCTGTGTGGCCTTTGCGTACGAGATCCCGCTTCATCCAATCGAATAGGCGGTCTTGGAGTTCTAAGGCACGGGTGCGTTCGGACATGTTCAGTTTGGTAAACGGGTCGATCCTGATGTCGCCCATGTCCATGATTTTCAGGGCAGAGTCCGTTTCGTCTGCTGTGCGGCCAAAGAGCCCTGCCCATGACATCACCGTGTCATATGTCACATCGGGGTCATACGGGTCGATGGTGGAGTTACCCATCTCAGACACTTGGCGACGGCCCCATGCCGACAGTTTCTCGTTGCGGGGCCACAAGTTCTGGACGGCGCGTCCGGTACGCGACGGGGAGCCGTTCTGGAGTGCCGACAACGCGGAGGACGTACGGCCCCTCCCTGGCACCCTGTACCGCGATTGGGGGGATCCGTACCATTCCTCGATGATGTTGCGGATCTCGCCCCTGTCGGTGGTGCGATGCAACTTCCAGATGTCGTCCTCGGCCATACCGGGGAGTTTCCGTTTGATCTTCGAGTAGCCGTTGTCCGCGATGTAGTCGATAAGCCGACCACCCTTGCTGCCTCCCGGCCCACCTTTGCCAGAGCCGAGCCACCTCTCGAATGTGGCGGGACGGATGAACCACTGACCACGGACGTTGGTGGCCCCTGCTTCTGCGATGTCGTCGAGATAGGCTGCATAGCCCTCGAATCCCTTGCGGGTGGGGAACGCGTAGCCCCAGTCGGCCATCTGCTGCATCTCTGCCCGTGAGTAGGACGCTGATGGGGTGATGGCTGCATCGTCGGCTGCGAACACGAACTCGTCGGATCCTTTGAGGAGCGACATGCGTGCCACGATCCCGGCCTGTTCCTCGGTCAGTTCGGCGCTGGCACGGAAGATCGACTCGCGCTGCACCTTGAGGGCACCGATATGGGCGTCGAACGCTTCGAGCATCTCGTCAGAGTTGTCCAACGATGCGATGTGGCGGCGTATGTCGTCCACGGAACCGAACGTGTCGCCGTCGATCACTAGCCCTGCTTCTCCCGTGGGGCCATCGGCACGGGCGATGATGTTGTCGATCTCGTCCACGAGGGGCCCTGCATGGCCGTCGCCGCCCAAAGCCCGATACAGCAAGTCTTGGTCGATGATGCGGCTGGCTTCGTCGAACTCGATGCGGGACAGCAGCAAGTCCTCGATCGACATGTCGGGGAAAGCCTCTGCTGCCGCCCGTTCGGAGAACACTTGCTCGACCCTGTTGCCAGGAACCCCACCTTTCGTGGCAGGACTCTTGTAAGCGGCCTGTACGTTCGGTGGCAGATCGTCGATGAGGAACGTGTGGAACGACCCTTCCGCTGCGTCGTCGGCGTGTGCCGCGGACTCGAAGAAGTTGTTGCCGATACCGCCACGGATGAGGGAGCCCCCCTCGAGCTCGGCTACACCGGAACCGTGGACACCGAACGGGAGCCCTTCGTCGATGTTCGCCCCACCAAACTCGATCTTCGCGATGTTGTCGTGGTGCTGCGCTGTCGTCTGGAACCGTTCAGACGCTACCGCTGTCCTCGCCGACTTCGATGCCTGCCCGATAGCACGGAAGGCGGGGTTGAACGGGTCGCCACCGACTTGCACGAACAGGTCTGTCCCTCCGGTCAGGAACTTGTAAGGGTTCGATTCGGGGTCGATGTGCTGAAAGATCGGTTGCCACACGGCACGGCCCACTGTGGCGTGATACGAGTTGACTGTGCCATCCTCCATAGTGGAGTGCAGCATCGTGGACTCCGCCAGTTTCCGGTTCTTGTCGAACATCGTTTCGGTGCCGAGAGAGGTCTGCCACTCACGGGTGTAGTTGAGAGCCTGATCGGGCTCGAACCCTTGGTCGAGGTAGCCTTGCAACACTTCGCCTCCACCGGGACGCAGGGCAGGGTCAGGGTTCGATCCTGGCAACAGACCCGAATCGCCGAACACCTGTGACGTTGAGGGGATCCCACGGCCAGCAGCAGCGTCGCCGGCTATCTGCCCGACAATGGACGTACCGGCACGCTGATGCGCTTCGACGATGTTCCCGCCTGACGACGGGAGGTTGATCGCGGTCCTTACCCACCGTGGGATACCAGAGTCAAAGAAGTCCCATGCCATGCCAAGGGCGGGCCGCGATACGGCACCGAGGGTACGACCAAAGAAGCCTTCCTCTTTCGAGTCCTGCTCGAGTACGGCAGAGATGTGTGGCTGGTCTACTGCCCATCCTGTGACGGAAAGGCCCGCGAACATGTCGGGGGAAGCATCCGGGTACTGGCGTGCGATATTCGATATCTGTTGACCCGAGCCGGGGAGTACACGGTTCTGGACGCCGTACCACTGAGCGAGTTTCGCCTCGTATGCAGCCGCTCGTTCGTTGTCTGCAATCGGGTCGTGTTCAGCCATTGAGGAGCCGTCCAAGGTAAGGCGTCGGGAACTGCGCGTACAACGCCCGCAACGTCATTTCAACGTCCGCGGCCTCTCCTTGTGCGGTTGTGGGAAGTGCTCCGGCTGAGATCGGTTCGTTGGGACGTTCGGTCGGGCCGAACGGATCAGCAAACGCTTCTGCCCCAACTGGGCCAGCCGCGCCTCCACCGCCTTCCGCTCCTCCCGTGACAACCGGTGCAGCGGACGCTTGCCCTTCAATCGCTTGGCGGGCACCATACGAGCCGCCGCCCGCCGCAAGTTGCGCCGTGCCGAGTTTCTTATCAGCCGGCCCGCCGTCTGTACGTCTTGAATGAGCACCCGGACCTGAGACAGCAGCAGGCTTGGCCGGTACACGAGCACCTCCGCTTGGCATTATCTACCTCTACCTTCGGTCGAAGTGTGTCGCCACAGCCTTCGCGGTGAACACAGCGTCCACACCACCTGGAGCGGTAGTGACTGTCGCCGTTGAGCCTCCGGTGAGGAGAGCCCCGTCGATCGTCATCTCGGCCACGTTGCCGTCGGACGATGGGAACGTAACGTCCCAGTCACCCGCTGCGTTGCGGACAACCGTGAGGCTCGTGATGTTCGAGAACAACTCGAGTTCTGTCTGGAGGCCGTTCACACCAAGGGTCGTTGTCCCGAGTGTGGTGGCGTCCCAAACATTGGTGCCGCCTGCGAATGTCTCCGTGGACACGACCGCGTTACCGGCTGTGCCCGCAACGATCGCTGTCGCGATGGCTGCGTCGGCTGCGAACGCTGCGAGTGTCGCCGAGGCGTTGCTCGCTACTGCGACCACGAGTGCCGCCTGCGCCGTAGCCAAGGATGCACCGATGAACACTTCGTCTGAGAGGCCGGCGTCCACATCGACGAACGTGTAGGTCGATGCCCCGATCGTCACGGTGTCGGCTGCGAGCCCTGCGACCGTGGTACCGAGCGTCGCTGCGTCGAAGATGTTGGTCCCTGTCGCGAATGTCTCGGTTGTCGCTATCGAGTCGCCGCCCGTTCCGCCAGTCTTGGCGGTAAGGATCGCTGCGTTCGCTGCGAAGTCGCCGATGGACACGGTGGCGTGGAGCGTCGTCGCATCCGCATACACCGACCCGTATCCGAGTTCACGGTTGATCGCTGCCACAAAGTTCGCCTGTGACGCTGCGACAGTGGCCCCGATGAGGATGTTGCCATCGACATTCGTGAGTACGTCCTGCCATGTGTAGACCCGCGCATCGACGGTCACGGTGTCAGGCTGTACGCCTGCTGTCGTGGTGCCCAACGTCGCTGCGTCGAACACGTTGCCTACGTCGGTGAAGGTTTCGGTCGAGACAAGTGCGTTGCCTGCCGTTCCCTTCGTCTTGGCTGTCAGCACACAGGCGTCAACTGAGAACGCGGCCGCTGAGATCGTTGGATGGATCGTCATGGCCCCGGCATAGTCGGTTCCTGGGGTGCCTGTCCTGTTGATCGCTGCAACGATGTTCAGTTTCGTTGCTGCTTCGTTTGCGCCGATCGCGATGTTTCCGTCTACGTCCGTCAGCGCCGTTTGGAGGGTGTAGACCTTGGCATCGAGTGTGAACGTGTCAGCGTCGGTGACTGGCTCTACGATGGTGAGGGTTCCTTGTGCCGCTACACCGGCCGACGGGTTGGTGTCCATCGTCAGGGTGCCTTGCGATGCTGTGAGTGCCGTGGGCTTGATGTCCATAGTCAAGGTGCCTGCGGCTGCCACCGAGTCGTTCGGGGCGTCCCAGTCGAGGAGCCCTGTTGGGCCTTGGCCTGAGAACGAGAGTGTGAACGTCCCGCCCGTATGGTTGTGCTCGACTGCTTGGATCTCGGCGATGTCGCCCGTGAGGGTCCATGTCACCTTGTAGTACGCGCCCTTGACATCGAGGCTCAGGACAACCACGGACGCGACCGTGACTGCCGGGAATACGTCAGGGGTCGCGGCTGGCCCAAAGTTGACACCATCGGGTGACCAATCGACCTTGATAGCGATCGACGCTGCTGCGCCTGATACGTCGGTGAAATCGAAGGCCAACGCGATCTTGTCGCTCGTTGCCTTGATCGCACCGGAATCCCCGGTGGCGGTTGTTACCGCGTCAAGGATCGTGAAGTTGCGGTTGCCTGTCATCTATTCATCCTCTGGTTCGGGTTCGTCGTCGGCCGCCGCTTCGACCGCTGGCTCGGACTCTACATCATCGGTCACTGTCTCGACAGGTTTCAACTGAGAACTGTACGAACTGTACGCCGGGACGGGTGCGGAACAGCCTGCGCCGGGGCACTCTGGCCGTTCCTCGTTGTTCTTGATCGGGTTGTACTGGGTGCCACACACTTCGCATGTGACTACTGGGTATCTGTTCATGGTCGCTTCCTATCTCGTTAGGACGGTTTGGGCACCGCCGCCTTCGCCTTCGATCTGTGAGAGTACCGACTGGACAGGGACGGGAGCCCCACCCTCCCCCCCTGGGGGTGGCCCACCTTGCTGCGCGAGCGCATCGGCTGGGTTCGGAATCTGCTGGGCCTGTTCGCCCAACCCGAGGGCAGCCTCGAGTTCGTCGTTGACGTTCCTGGGATTCTTGTAGACACCATACAGGGCTGCGAGCGCGGCAGGGTCTTGTGACTGGGCCCGGATGTCGAGTGCGCCCATGAGCGAGTTGAACGCACCGTCTTGGACGATCCGTTCGTTCACGAGGGAAAGGTTGTCGAGGCCGTCGAGGTTCTCTTGGACGGTGCGCCTGTCGAGGATTCCTGCTCCTTGCAACTGTAGGCCGGCAAGGATCTTCTGCGTTTCGTCGAAGGTCGCCATGGCCCCAAAGACCCGTCGGGTGCGATAGTCGCCGTCAATGTCATCGCTCGCAACATACTGCTCCTCGAATGAGTTTCCGCCTTCATACCAGTACACCCTCTTTTTCTTGTTGGGGTGCATGACATCTTCCCATTCGAGCCGTTTCCGGTCGATGAGTTCAGCGGAGTGCTTGATCGCTGTCTGGTATTCCTTGACGTTCTGGTTGCGGGATTCGCCGAGTTGCTCGATCCCTGCACCGGTCGCGAACGAGTTGGGTGACTGTCCGTCTTGGGCTACGTCGTAGCCGCCGACGATGCGGAACTGGCGTTCGAGGATGTTGACGCCTTGCCAGAGTTGGTTGAGGACTACCTCGTTCGGCTTCTCGACTCGGGTGCCTTGCTGGAAGAAGTTGATCGCGTCGCGACCCTTCTCGTACTTGGTGGAGTCCATCTCGCCGTACACGTTCGTTTCACGGAACACGGAGTCCTCAGTACCCATGAGCCCCAAGATGTTGAGGCGAGCCATCATGGACATCAGACCAAAGACGTGCTCGTATTGTGACCCGAGTCGGTCGAAACTGAACCGTTTGGTCATCACGAACGCTGGCCCGGATGATAGCGGGTTCGGGACGAACGTGAGGATCTCCTCAGTGTCCATGGACACAAGGTAGGTGCCTGACGGGTCGATGTACTCCGCGATCTCGAGTTGGGTGTTGGTGCCTTCCCAATTCGACTGGCCGAGGATGTAGATACCGGTGCGACGCTTCGAGTCGTCGATGCGACTCATGCCGGGATACTGGCGTTGCAGCCACTTGGCGTCTACGCGCCTGATCGAAACGACTTCCTCTGGTTGCTGGTTCGGGCCCCAAAATCCTGGGTACACATCGTACGGGTCACGGAGCTCGGCCACTGGGTAGGTGTGTCCGCCTTCGGTCTGTTCCTTGATCACATGGAGTACGAACCCGTAGCCGGGGAGCCACCGACCGATCTGTGGGTACTGCATCTCCATGCGGCCAAGGTCATCCCAACCGCCGACGATCCGTCCACGCTTCTCCGCTTTCTTGCGGGCCGTGTCGTTGTCCTTGATTGGGAGCATGTCGGTCTTGAGTGTCGGTGCGCGGCCGATCATCTGTGACAGTTTCTCAAGGCCGGACCACATGAGGTTCGCGGTTGGGAGGTCTACGCCGAGGTCTTTGAGGTCACCGGTCGGCCCGTTCTCGTCCCATCCCAAGATGGCTTGGACGCCTTCTTGTCCGCCGTTCATCACGGCACGGATCCTGCGTCGGTTCATCAAAGAGTGTTGGTTGCGCAACATGTCGATACGTTCGCGCAACTCGGGGTACCCAAGTGTGGGGGCTGTGTCTACTGCGAGCACTTTCTACCTTCCGGGGTACTTCGTTGACCAACTAGGTTTGCTGCCGTAACTGATTGTAGGGTACGACGATTCTTTGGCAGGGGCTATCGTATCCTGCTTCCCTTCTTGTCGCAACCACCGGATGATCCTGGGGAATGGGAACCACGATGCCATCTTCACATCGGTCTTGCCTTTGCCGCGTGATACGCCGTCAGTTGTCCACACCTTCAACTGGTTCAGGAGGACGTTCACCTTCTGGCGGGCTGGGCCCGATCCGTACGGGAGGTCGATCGTTCCGTCGTGGTAGAACGGTGCCATCGCGGAGATCCCGAGTTCGGGGTCTTGCTTGTTCTTTCCGGTGGTGTGGTTCTTGACCGTGAGCGCCAACTTGCGAATCAGCGCCGTAAGGCGCGGGTCGCGGAAAAACTCGTCCTGCTGTGAGTTGTCCTCGTAGATGAAGTCCGTGACGCCGTACTGCTCGTGCCATTGTTCCATGATGCGCAGGGCCCCAGCGAACCCTCCGGCTTCTTGTGTCTCGATGTCTACGAGGAACATGGTGCCGTTTGCAACGCCCCACAGGACTACGGCTTGGGTACCGCGGCTGGCAGGGTCGATGCCGGCGATGAGTCTGATGCCGTCGGGGAGCTCGTCGAGGCCGATACCGCGCGACGGGTTGAGGGCATGTTCGCGGATCTTCTCCATGTCGAACACGAGTCCGGTGGTTGGCCGTGGCGAGTTGAGGTACCGCATCTCGTACCGGCCCTGTGAACCGCCGAGGCGTTCCTCCTCTCGACGCTTCTCCATGAGCCACCGGTACGACCTGACATCGGGGAACAACATGCACCCTGACTCGTCGTGGCCTGCGATCGTTTCGGGGTCGAGTTTGCAACCCATCTCGTCGTGGGCGGACGAAACCATGATCTTCCACGCACCAGACAGTCTCCTCCTCTTTGCGGGTACCGAACTCGAGGAACTTGTCTTTCGAGTAGTTGCGCTGGTCAGCGTCACGGCAAGTGTCGAAGTCCTCGATGTCGTCCACGGCCAGAACATCGAAGTCCAATGAGAGGATCTTGGAGGTGCGTCCGAACGCTGTCATCGTCGCGGACTTCTGGTCGTATGCGGGGGCTTGGGTGACGGTGAACTGGAACGTCGCCCACGGCTTGCCCTCTGACCGTTCCGGTTTGTAGACCTCACCTGGGGGGAGGGTGTCGGCTATCAGATCTTCGTTGTGCTCGAGGTACGCTTTGACCTTCCCCAACATGACCTTGGCGATGTCCTTTGAGGCTGCGAGCCATCCGATGCGGATGTCGGGGTCCATGACGATGAGCCAGATGAACAGACGGATCAGCACCTCGGACTTCCCGTGACGGGGAGGTGACAGGATGTAGAGTTTCCCGCCCGACCCGTAGGCGACGAGGATGGACCGGATCCACTCGAGGTGGAACCCCATGTTGATGACACGTTTCTTCTTGAACTTGAAGTACCACCGCGAGTACACCGCGAACGCTGCGGTCAGTTCGTCGGCGAGGCGGTTGAACTCGTCGTCGTCCTCGGCCTTCTCGAACAGTGAGAGGCCTATCTCTCGCAGCCGCGCCAACTTCTCTTTCGGGAATAGGGCACGTACACGCCACGACCATATGAAGTTTCCGGCCGCCATCTTCTTGTCACGGTCATACCGCCACGCTTCCATCCCCCGCGATACGGTGGCTGGGGTCGTGCCGTAGAACTCTGCCACCGCCGCGGCCGATATCTCTCCATTGTCGATCCTCTCACCGTCGCCGGTATCGACGAGTCGTTTGAAGATCTCGCCTTTACGGGATCGCTCTACCCCTGATGTGTCCAACACTTCCTCGGCAACCTTGCGGTCGCGCTTGTCGTTGTCGCGTGTCCACTGGGCCTGCTTGCGGCACTCGTCGTTATGGTACTTGACGGTCAGTTTCGCGGCTTTGCGGCCACGGATCATCTTCGTACATGAAGGGTTCTGGCATGGGCGCGACAGTTTGCGTGCGTCGATGCCGGGGATCGCTTTGGTGTTGACGCGATGCAGCGGGCAGTACTTCGTGTTGTGATGATGAACGGGGAAGGACGTATTACATCCTTCTTTCGCGCAGAGTTTCTTGTCAGCCACGCCGGCAGGGTATCACGCCTCGACGATGCACGGGTGGTTGCGCAACCTTTCGACTGCGCGCGGCCCTGTGAGGAACGTCACCATCCCGTGCTGTGTCCCATACCCCGACGCCTGCTCGAACCACGTTGAGTGATCCAACGCCGGGACTTGGATGTGTTGCCGAGCCCCGTTCACACACCAGTTGAAGTAGTGGAAGTGTCCGTTCACAAGAACGTCGGCGTCCGCTAACGGTGCCCGTCCGTGCGCTTGATCCCGCCAGTAGTTCCAGACCTTCGTATGGCTGAGTCCAGCCGCGCCACCTCGACCACCGACATGCCCGTGTGTGAAACCGAGAACGTGCTCCCCAACCTCGACTGTGATTGCGAGCTCATCGTTCGGGACTTGAAAGCGTACGTGGCCGTATGTGTCGGGATTCTCGGCAAGGATCTCAGCCACTTGCTCAAAGACTGCAACATCGTCATTGTCTGCGAACGTCGTAAAAGCCTTCCCGTCCTTACGGTTCTCACCGTGGTTCCCTCCAACACAGACCACAGTGACTCGATCTGCGAGGGGAGCAAACACCCGCAGAGCATGGGTGAGTAGGCGACGTGCGACACGAACCTGCCCGCGACGATCAAGCTCAACTGTGAATGTCTGCATTGGATAGAAGCCGTCGCACCCTTCGACCAGATCACCAAGGCCGGCGATGAGGATATGACCGATATCGAATCCTTCCCTTCTAGCGTTTCCCAAATCTCGAGCAACTTCGTCGATTCCTGCGAGGATCCTGGCAACGATTCCTTCTGTCCCATCACCATCACGCTTCCCTAACTGCCAATCCGCGAGATTGACTACATACGTCCACTCCCCCTCGGGGCGCTTCCGTTTCGGCGGCTTGTGTTTCCGTATCTCATCGCAAAGAGCCCCCACATCGAGCAGGGACTCATCGTTTCGGCGCTGAATGTGGGCCTTGAAATAGAAGCCCGTTTCGAGGGGCTTGTCGGTGCCCATGTGGAGCGGATATGTCCGCACCTCGATCTTGTCGTCAATGAGCACCCACTCATCGACCGGTATCCCTGCCGCCGTCAACTGCTCCCCGAACAGCCCCGTCAGCTGTCCGGCTGAAAGTTGCTCCCGTGACTGCACGATGAACGTGCCCTTTTCAGTGTTGATCCCAGGAGTCCACTGATCCGGATGCTTATGCTTGGAGGCATGAACACACCTTCCGATAATGGCGACGAACGCCTTGAGCCGTCACATCTATATCGGCAGCCGTAGCGATCGCCTGATACTGGATCCCTTCTTCAAACGCCGCATCCATCGCAGCCCCCAACTCAGAATCCGACTCCTCGAGTCTCCTACGCCAACAAGACGGCCCCGGCCGAACCTGCAAAGCACGCGCTCTCTCCGTAAAGTCACTCATGGTTTCCTCCCTATCTTCACTGTCATCTAGGTTGACAACGTGAACCCTACCACCACACTGTGAAACTACTGCACCACAAGCACCTACACGCCTGCTCTGCATCCA